CTGGGGGATATTCAGGTTTACCTGGGTTCACCTGTTAGCGTAAGCTTTTAGGTATCAGAGATACCCGTCTAGACCTCATGGTCACAACATGTTTTTCCATGTCATCGTGGTGTGTGGGATTGGAAATGGGGAGTTTCAATGTCGCTTGAAGTAGTCATCAACATCGAAGTCAACGCCCCGCTGCCTGACTATGTCAACCACCCTGTCTTCGACCTCTTTAAGCTTAACCGGTATACGGCCGTTCGTGCCGCGTGTTGCTAAGGCTTCGTAGTCTAGCAAAGTCAGTAGTTTGCCTGAGATGTCCGGATCTCCGAGTTTTCCGAGACCGCCCACCTTTCGTAACAAAGATTGCAAGGGGTAGTGATATGATGAAGATGATAGTCCATGATAAACCAACGTCAAGGGTTCCGGCATGTCGTACGCCGCCCTGAACTCCATTTACGTTTACACCGACATGGGGATGATGCTATAAGGTGCAAAGTACAATACCTTGAGATAGGATCGTAACTCCTACGGGCTTCTTAGTCCGTTAGGTTAGCCTATAATTTAGAAGGTTGAGGAATACTCTTCGGCTAGGGATAAGCCTCCTAAAGCCACGCACAGGCGTGTCAGGATTGTCATTTTGAGCTCTGGATCTTGAGCATTCGCAGCACTTATTAAAACGTTGTCAAGTTGTCTGAAACTCTCCTCGCTCAATTACGTCTCGAAATGATTAGCATCAAGTGCAAATTAGCACCTTGCAGGGATGACCATCTTCGGCTTCTACCACCTGTTGATCTTCCGCCCAGCTCCCCAAAGCGTTGCAGGCCCGCTAGACCCCGTGATAATCCTTTCGGGGGCAGCTTCCGCTTCCTGAACATAGGGTGCTGGTGTCATGACCAACATCTACTTGAACTGCATGATGTGCTGTATGTCATTAAGACCTAATATACGACAGAGCTCAAACTGCTTGGCTTTTTGAGTACTGGTTGTGAAGGCTGCTCTCTTGACCATCTTTTCGTAGTTGAATCCTTAAAACTCTTCATCTGTGGGATAGTATGCAGCCTAGAGGAAAGCTTTCGCATGGAAGCCTTCCTTGGTGCTGCCAGCTGGTGGTTTATTCACAGCGGCAGTCGCCATCGCCCTTAGTGTTGTCACTTTGTTCATTGGATTGTGATCATCCCTATTGAGTTACATCAGGGCCTTTCGTACTTAAGATAGTATAGCGAGAGCCGCATTTGGCTTCGCTTTCTCGGTTTACTGGGTGATGAATCCCGACTGTCGGAGCGTCTTTCTGATAGCTTCCAGAGATTGGACTGGTTGGTACTGCGAGCCATCCATGTAGAACCGCACCTGGTTCATCGTGGTGTTAAGTGGCGTCAGGGACATTGACCGGAACATCTCTAAGAAAGTGTTGAGGTTGCCAGTGGCTACCTGTATCTGATAAGTCATACCGTTATTTTCCTCATACAATTCCTGGATTGCGGAACTCTACCCGAATGACTCCAACTCCTTTTTAGTCATCTTGGTGTTTTGGGAGATGGTTATATGGAAGCACCGACGCTTGATCAAACTTGATATGGGCAACAGCACTAGTTTGCGTCGCTAATTCTCTTTTTGACCTTTTGGACCGTAGATGACCGACACATGCTATAGGATGATAGTGGAGCTCGTCTTGACCCCTTTTTAAGGAACTACCCCGTAATCGCTCAGGCTCAAAGAGAGCATAGCGTTTTTGGCATTCTTTATCAAATCCTACGGATGCATGTATTGACATTCACTGAGTTGCAAAGCGGCTGTTAGCACATGGTTATCCCGACCACCCATCGCTTTTTGTATGTAGCTTACAAAGTTGATGACCTGTTGGTTGAAGTTATTGACGTCAAAAGCCTTACCTCGCTATTCCTTCAGGTGGAAGTTCCTGAGGGTAGTGGTGAAATTATTGACGTTCTTTGTAGCCAGGTACGGTTTCGAGAATTGCTCGAGGGTTTTTTCCCATGCGTCGAACTGCTTTTTGAACCGCTCGAGGATGGCAGCAGCTTCCATCCTGTCATCACCTTGAGCCAACTTAAGAGAGCCATAAGGGTAGCCTTCAAACTACTAGGCCATCAGATCCAGGTATGCAAATAACGCCTTATTCACGGCCTGGGTCTACTCCAACACCACATTGTAGAACTAACGCACACTAACGGGCAGACGGAGCAGTTTTTGCTTAGTCTTTGGGTTAACAACCGTGTGGTGTAACGTCAGTTTCTTGTACGATTTTGTGATTGCGTGCTCGGCAGCCTCCTTAGTTAAGGGCTCATGCTCGGCCCCCTCTGGTGAGTGCTTGGTTGGCCGCTTCTCAACTGGTGGGCCAGACACAATAAGCGGGTCAATCGGACTAAGAGTGTAATCGAATTGCCTCATGTCCTCATTGTCCAGGTCTTAAAGTCTCGTGGCCTCATACATTGTTCCACTGAGGGTATCAGTGTTGAACGCTAGGATTCCATCAGCAGTAGCTTTATCGTACATGATTTTGACTATGGTGTGTAGTGAGAAGAGCTATCTTGTGTTGATGGCGGTTTTCTCCTCTAGCCCAAACTCATTCAGGTACTACTGCGTTTTAGAAGCCATCTCTTCTGGATCCATGTGTTCCAGTTAGCGTAGGGTTCTGACGAAGGCGGCATTCAGGATCCTGTTGATCTCTGGTTCCATGAAGCCACCAAAGAGGTACAATGACTGATCCTTCGCTAGGGTTGCTACAAGGTAGTCATTGTATTGTTCAGGTACGTTCAGATTGTAACCCTTTTCTGCTTTTGAAAAACCTATTGCAGCCCTCAACCTCTTGATGCTGAGAGTTGGGAACTCCAACTTAATGCCTTGCTCATGAAAAGGCCCGAAGTAGCGGACGCCAAAACCAAGAAAGTCCAAGTCCACGTAAAGTTCACGGTCAAGAGTGCCCAAAACGTCGTTCTGGACAAGCTCCGTCTTCATGGTAACACCTTGCATGGCGAAGATTGGATCTAAAGCACCTTGCTGGATTAATTTGGTCCAGTCACTGCCCTTCTCCAGAAGGCGCTTTAATAGCGTTGACTTATGTTGTGATCCGTATGCTTCCTCAATTTTGGCCCACTCATCAGGGCTCAGGTGGTCAACATTATGCGTTTTGTTGCGGACAGCCACTATGCACGAGACAAGTATTGCCATTTTAATGCAATTGATGTCGGCAGTGCCTGGATAACCAGACGATAGCCAATCGGTTTTAATGACTGTGTTGCCTATAAGAACTGGGGCTGAAACCATCTGTGAGTAGGAGATTGCAGAAAAGGCATCCCAGGTTTTCGGGTCGACATTCTCGTATTGTTTGTGGAAGAATTGGAGGTAGAAGTCGACATCCTCCCGTGAGTGGGAGCACTCCATCTTCTCTCCGTCCATAGAAACCCACCTCATCGTGCCGTTAAGCTTGTGCGCGATGAATAGGTTATCAGCCATGAATAAAATCATCATGGAGTCATCTTGTGCGTCCCTCATTGCTTGTACGAGTGTTTTGAAGAAACCCTTCGTGGGGCTAAATCCCTGTAGATTGTAGTTCCCATGAGGTATTGCACCAGGATGAAATCTTAAAGTCTGCTGGTTAAAGTCAGGCCTATTCTTGAAGATAGGGTTTTACACCAGCTGTGGCAGAATGGTGACAGGGAAGCTAAGTGCGCATATGTTTCTTGTCTTCTCATCCCATTCACTTCTCTTGTAGACTTCTACTTTGGGCTTGAAGAACTGTAACGCCATTGGATGCTTTCCGAACCACTACTTAGGTTATTCTGCTGCCGTAAGGTTATTCATGAGCCATTGCCCGCTAGCCAGTAAAGTGCCAAGCCCCGTGGTTTCATTCTTCTGAGTAGCATTACCGCAGAACGGGCCTGAGCTCGAGCTCATGTTGACGGTGACGGCATTAAGTGTTCCCCCAGTGCCTGAATCCGTATACTAGGATTGCGTGGCACTTATGAAATCTTTGATGTCGACGTAGTCGTTGTAACTTGGTAAGTCGTGGGTGTCGAACTATAATGCGCGGTTCTTATCTAAGCCAATCTGATTCACAGATGTGAAGTTATATTCGCCTATATATTTAGAATCTCTGATTATATTGTTCTTGGTGGCACGCACTTTTTTGTACCTGCCAGCTTGACCCGGCAACGAACCATTATTCAGAGTCATCTCATTGAGTGACTCTAGGATATCGTTCCCAAATTCCCAATCCTCACTAACAGCTCTAACGTTGTCGATTACTGCGGTTAAGTTTCTATCAACTTCCCCGGTGAAGTATTTGGGTACATAGGGTAGGTCCTTGAACTGGTCGGAAGGTATCTTGTCAGTAGGATCATAACTGGCCCACTCTTTTGACTCATCCACCTTGCTGCCCAAGGGTGCCAACCTATAGAAACCTGGCTTCGGCTCCTCCAGACCGGTCACACCAAAGGCTGCTTTAACAAGTGAAGGATTGAAACTAGCCTTCTTCTTGAAGGGGATATATTTCGCAGCATCAACTTGTTCGGCAACCTTCTGCTTGGTGGTGGCCACCAGCTAATTGACGTCACCGTCGTAAGTTAGTGGATCCACTTTCTTACCAGTCATGGTTTCACTGTATGTACCTATGGCTCCCATCGGTACCATAGTCGGTGGCAACTTGTATTACCTCTTAATTTAGGGAACCAAGTTTGCGGCCTCCAACAAGAAATGAATGACATCATTCGGCTTAAGCTTACCAATGTCCATGAGCTTGGTCGCTTTCTAGGCCATGACTCTTAAGTCGAATATGCTCTCGCCATCTGAATCCTAGGCCTTGAATTACTTCATGACCTGTAACAAGGGCTCTCTTAGCACAGTATTGACTTTGCGGATATGGCCAATGAGTAGCATTATATCCCTGAGTCTTGCCTCAAGCTAGGACTCTAGCCAGTGGGCTCGATTCATGCCCGGTGGGGGTGGTTTTCTAAACTTCCCCGCCATGTCAAGGGCTGCATAGCAGATTTTGCCAAGAAGGTCCTGTGTTTTGGGACCGTGATTTTTAGGATCTTTGATCGCTTTGTATTATTCGTCTGTTATCATGTCGTTATTCTCTTGCTTTTAATATGATAGTAAATGGGGTCTGTTAGGTTTCTA